GGCTTTGCTTCTTGAATTGTGTCTTCGCCGTCAATTAGATAGAAGAAGAACTTTGTCAATCCCACTACTACTGCAAGTAGTGAGAATGACCATAATGCGAAAGTGATAAAAAATTCCATGTTCTTAGTTTAATTATTTTTGATGTGAGTAGTATAGTAACCCAATTTTTCACAAGTTTCAATTCCAAAAGAAGTCAATAAAAATACTTTCTTATTGTTTGAATCTTGAGTCACAATGCCTTTGTAAGTCAAACTCATCATTTGGTCATATTCAAAACCAGAATTAATTTGGTAATTAGTTTCTGTAAATGAATACTGCTCTCTTGCTACATTTTGCAAAAGGATGCTTTCCATGTTAGTTACTTTGTTGTTGTCGATGTAGAATGGGTTAGTGTTTTTCATATCTGTTTGTGTTATTTGATGTAGCAAATATAGATATAGAAAAGATATGTGCAAGTACTTTGAAAACTTTTTTTACAATTATTTTGTTTTATGACAATTCTATGACATTCGACAACATCTGACCTGCGTAGTGAAGTCTCTCATCAATCAAGTCTTTGACATCTTCTAGTTCGATTGTAGCGATGTGGCGCTTGTGCGAGTCAGGCATTCTAGGGTCAAACGATACGAAGTAACCTACTTCACACGCAGTCGCTATCATACCCATTTGCATCTGCCAATAGTACTCAGGATGCAACGACTTTAAGTCACTAGCATTCTCTATCGAGAAGTTGCGTAGATGAATACCCGAATTAAACGGACACTTCAACTCAACGATAAAGTCAGCGCCTAGAGCGTCAGGTGAATAACCACCAAATTCTCCGTACTCGATAAAGATGTATGTCTCACCTCCGTAGTAAGTAGCAAGAGTAGAGAACGGGTCAAACGCATCATACGCTTGTTTCTCGTGTTCGTTACCCCAATCAAGCGCACGACCATAGATTTCTGCTCGTTGATTTGTGAGTATCTCTGCACCTTTCTCATAGATGAATGTCTTTGCAGTCTCAGAGAGTACCTCGCTTTTGTTGCGAGGTGTTCCCATGAGTTTATAGATTTGAGATGCTGTGAAGCGTTTCTTGCGAAGTTCTTGCCATGTGTCTTCGCTCAAAGAATTGTGAATAGTTGAAGATTCATGTTTCATTTTTCGCCTATTAGAAGTTTTTGATTGACTGCGCTTACTTCATATTTGTTTGTGATGTCAGTCATCAAGCCACCTGTCTTCAAGTGTTCTACTGCTTTAGCCCAATTCGAGTGTTTAGGTGTCATCTCTTCTCTCTTAGGTGCGCTAGTTCTACCCATTGCTTTCTCGCCATCATCATCGTCATCGATGTTAAGACCTAAGATTGCACCAAGCGCATATCTTCGAGCGTAGGTGATAGCAGAACCCATTGCTTGAGGGTCGTTCTGTTTTGCAACCGGCATCACATAAGATGACTCAATCCATTCTCCTGATTCTGCGTGAATTAAGATAGTAGTCAAAGCGTTCTCGTCAGGCATCTGTGAGAATGCAAGATTCGCTTCGCTCAAAGGCTTTTGAATCGTGTCTAGAATGTTCGCTAGTGAAGCGTACTTTGATTTGAAGAA